CTATTGGGGCTTCATCCGCTCTGCCCTGCGGCGTGCCTTCACTCGCTACCCCGTCAATTACCAATGCCGCAATGCGGCTAAACGCCCCTACAAGGGGCCAAACAAACTACAGAAGAACGAATATCAATGCGGCGTGTGCGGGGGATGGTTCATTCAGAAGAACACCCAAGTGCATCACGTCGTGGAGTGTGGCTCTCTAAAGAGCTATTCAGACCTCCCCGGCTTCGTTGAACGCCTGTTCTGCGAGGCTGACAATTTGCAGGTCGTCTGCAAGACCTGTCATAGTAGAATAACACATACAACAGATGCTAAACCTAGACCAGCCAGAAGACCAAAAGCGAGTCGATTGGATTGAGAAGTACGTTATCGCCATCGACTTTTACATCAAGGACGACGAAGACCCGCGCTTCGTCATTACGTTCGTGGATGACGGAGAAGAGCACATGATTATGTGCGATGGACCTACGCTGCGAACCGCCCTAGATCGGGCCATGGAAACTACGCAAGGAGGTGCGTCATGACACTCACAGACAAGCAATATGATGAAATGGTGGATGCCGCAAAGCCACTTATGACATGGATTCGCGAAAACGGCCATCCACATTGCGTTGTAACGGTAGACACGACTTTTGTTGAACTACTGGAAGGCGTTGCAGCTAGACGCATCAATGAAGGAGGTGCCTCGTGAGCAACACATCTGAATGGCAATACTATGTCGATGGGCATCCAACGAGTGACCACGATCTTATGAGCCGTGCGAACGAACTAAACAGGCTATACCCGCTTAAGCTGGATTTTCCTGCCAGACTTCCGCTCGAAAATACACCAGCTGAAGCTGCGCGTATTTTGCGTGAGCATGGACATATCGTTGAATCCCGTTCTATTCATACCGATATTGATAAATCTTCAGAGAACGCCATGAAGATGCCAAAGCTAAGTGAGATCGTAATGCCTACGCCTCAAACCGATCTCTTTGAAAAAAAGCAAAACGACAGCAAGGCCGACGCACAAGTTCTTCGATCTGAACTACTGGAGTTTGCTCGCGCACTAGAGCGTGAAAAACGAGAATTAAGATCTAGACTCAATGTTGTTTTCCAAGCTCCATTTAACAAGGAATTGCGCATTGATATGTCCTTCTTTGAGGGCAACGATGTAATCCATGTAATGTCGTCAATAGATCAATGGGAGGTTAACACCAAGGGCGTAGAACATATTAAGTGGAAGGCAGAGGGACTTTACTTCTCCCTGATGAGCCATGTTGAAAACAAACGCCGTGAACTAGAAAAACTAAGTTAAGATTAGATACACAATATGAGCACACAAAACCCCATTGGATCAGCCATCGTTGACGAGATGCTGGCTAAGTACCCCGAACTCCCAAGCGCACAGTTGGCTCGCATGATCTACGAGAACAACCCAACTGTCTTCACCAACCAAGAGGTGGTGCGGAGTGCAATCCGCTACCGTCGTGGAGCTAACGGCGACAAGAAGCGACAGGCCGCAGGGCTGGATGAGAACATCACTCCTAAGTACAAGATCCCGAAGTCCTGCACTCGCGCTTGGTCGCCATTCGTTATGGATGGCGTGGACAAGGTGGCTATCCTCTCCGACATCCATGTCCCCTACCATACAGAGGAAGCCATTGAGTGCGCGGTGAAGCGTGCTAAGAAGCAGGAGGTTGATGGCATCATTCTCAACGGCGACACCATCGACTGCCATGCTCTTTCCCAGTTCATCCGTGACCCCCGCGCCCGATCATTCAAGCAAGAGCGGGAGACCACGAACGAGCTACTGGCCTATCTACGGGAGCAGTTTCCTCATCAGCGCATTGTATGGCGCGACGGCAACCATGAGGACCGTTTCAAGGCTTACATGATGCAGAAGGCTCCCGAGGTGTATGACGAGAAGTTCTTCTCTATCGACAAGCTACTCAACTTTGAGGATCTCGACATTGAGTATGTCACCGACAAGCGCATCATCATGCTGGGCGGCTTGGCCGTGATGCATGGGCATGAGTTCCACAAGGGATTCGCACCCCCGGTGAACCCTGCTCGCGGAGCCTACCTCAAGGCCAAGCAGAGCGTCATGGTTGGCCACCACCACCGCACCTCAGAGCACACGGAAACGGCCCTAGACGGGACGATGACCACCACTTGGAGCGTAGGGTGCCTCTCGGACCTGCACCCCGCTTATAGCCCATACAACAGCTATAACCACGGGTCTGCCATCGTCACCCTAGACGGCAGCTATTACGAGGTGGCTAACTACCGTATCGTTAACGGACGAGCGTTGAACTAACGGGGCGGATTCATCAAGAGGTTAAGCTGTGCGTTAACCACGGGCGTGATGATTCGCTTCTTGCGTAGATCTTCCAAGTAGGCAGTACGAACTAAGTCGTCTGGAAGAGTTTGTAGCTTCTGAAAGATAAAGCGGGCGCGGTCTCCGTCCGCTTCATCTTGAGCCAAGATTAGCTTATCTACAGCACTAATGTTTAGTGCCTTTGCTCGTAGTTCTGCACGGTAGCGGCTGGTTATTGCGCGAGCAAGGGTTGGGTTCTCTCGCGCAGCCTTTTCAACGGCAGCAGTTCGTTGACTTTCGGGGGTAGCTTCAATCCTCTCGTAGATGGTTCTTACTGGATTTGTGTCCTCGGTCGCTGGCGGAGTGTAGACCCCCGAAATTGCGGCCAGAACAATAGAACTCGGCACGCCCCCATCGGTCTTCATTAGTTTGACCAAATCATCATCCGTCATGCCAAGCGCACGACCATCTGCAACTAACTCAGATGCGCGACGGTAGGTATTCTTGTAGCGTTCCTCAAAGGTCCTATAAGCATCTTGGGCATCTTTTTCGGTAAGAGCATTCTTACGAGCCGAAGAATACGAAATGCTATCGCTGGTGTGGTCGCGAGAAAGAATGGATGCGCCGACTCGCATACGGTTCCTGAGATTTACAGTCTTCTCACGGACGCCCATGAAGTTTTCCTTAAGCAAATCTCCAACGCCATAAACATCGCCAGAGGATGTCGTAACCTTGCGATCCTTGCTTTCAAGTACCTTGAAGAATTTATTCATCTCCCGGACAGCAAGAGGGGTAACGGTCTCTCCAAGGAACAAAGAAGAACGGGCAAATGCCTGTTTGTAGAGCGGGGCGTTTTCGCTGGATATGGGAAGGCCATAGCGATTCTTCCCGGTTGTAACCTCAGCAAGTGGTTCAAGCAACAGGTTCAGTCCAAGGGCTTGGCTTGAAACACTCTTCATGAGGTTGGTAAATGCTTCCTCTGGATTCTGTCCACGCATAGCAGCCTGCATTGCCTCAATCGAGGCGGCATGTGGTAGCAAATAATTAAGGTTCTGATATTTGAAAGTCCCGTCGGCAGATGGCTTAGAGATAGCAACAAGACTGTTCTTGTCCCAGTCAGGCATACGATTGCGAAGTGCCTTTTCCTCTTCTTGAGTAAGGTGGGTATTGGCACCAAGATAGCTAGCAGAACCAATTACAGAACTCATGCTAACCAACCGCTTGGCACCAGCCTTCATCAATGCCGGATTGCCAGATGCTAGTTCCTGCATTCCAAGGCGGTATGTGTTGTAGACAACACGAAAACGATCTGCGGTATAGGCTACAAATGGATCAAGGAATCCAATGCTAGAGGCATCCTTGATAAACTTGGGAAGCGCATTGTAGTTTGAAGAAACCATCTTGGTTTCATCTGCGGCGCGCTTCATCAAGACATTGATACTTTGATCGGGATAAGCCTCTCGTAGCTTACGCAGTTCCCCTTCAAAGATAAATACCTTCGCCATATTGTCTGGCGTAGAATAAATCTTGCCGAGCTTTTTAGTGACCGTCTTGAACCCAGACACAATATTGCCCTGCAATGCTTTGGGAATAGACTTTTCACCAAGCTCCCAAGTGCGAAGAAAGTCGGCGTAAGAGGTATTGTCCGGCTGGAGCCCCTCACGAAGAAAGAACTTGTAAAGCTCTTTCATCTCTTTCCCATCAACGCTACCATCTGGACGAACAACTCCTAGGTTATATCCTGTCAGTTTAGCCGCGCGGCCCCAGTTGCCAGTATTAAACAATTCCGAAACGTGTCCTTGGGCAAGTGGCTCAAGCGTGCCACCAATTACGTTGGTTGCATAAGCCTTCATCGAGCCAAGGGTTTTGAATGCCTTGAGAAAGCCAGAAGCTGCCGCAACAGGAGCCATATGCTGAGCCAGCTTGCTGACCATGCCAGAGTTGACGGACGCTAATGCATCGCGGATTTCTGGCGTGGTGTAAAGAGGCTGTCCCGTATTAGGATCCTTAAATGGATTAAAGCTCGACGTGTCCTTAGAGATGGGAACATCTCCACGCACAGAGTTAACGCGGAACAAACCTTCGCTAAGACCAATGTCTCGCATCTCACTAAGCACGTTATAGGTCGCTTGAGAGCGAGTCATCATTCCAAGAGTATTGCTAGCGACAAACACCGGATCGCGAATCTCTCCCAGCAATGCGCGGGTTTCGTCGTCAATATCCTTGCGACGCCTAAATGGATCTTTGCTTACGCGTACAGACTGTCCAGTTAAAAAGCGTTCCGCCTCTCCACGATCAAGCAGTTCATTTGCCCTATTGATGTACTTCTGGCGAAGATCAGCTCCGGTTTCTCGCCGTAGCTGTTCAGCGTAACTATTGGCATCAAAGGATGTTCCGGCAATAGAGCTAGACACCTGACGCTCACGAACCTTTTCAGCAATCTCCTTTTCAACCTTGGTGTTTACGAAGTCATTAAAAATCTTCTCGCTTGGGGTGTAGTCAGTTTCAAAAACCCTATACGAGCGGCGATTGTAACTGCCAAGATTATCAAGAATTGCCTGATATAGCAGAGAGTCCTTATCAACCAAGCCACTCTCTCCGTGGTAAATACCAAGTTCGGCAATAGCAGTTTTAATCTTATCTACAGCAGAGCCAATTTCTGGAGGTAGGTCAGTTGGGGCGATCTCACCACCAAGTGCCATCATTGCTCGCTCACCAATCGTATCTCTTTGAACCTTGTCCTTAATGTTAGAAAGACCGCGCTGCAATTCATTGATGGCAATATCTCCATCAACTGAAAGAGCAGCTTGCTCACCAGAAATGCGCTTCATATAGCCAGCCAACTTACCAAGTTGAGCTTCGGGAGTTTTGGCAATAGCTCCCGTAACAGCCTTCTCCGCACCACCCAATAGTCCGCCAGTAGCTGCACCAAAAACAGTAGCCTTCAGGAACTCGTCTGGAGTTGGAAGACGATGCTCATCAATAACTGTCTTAGCGACCTCAGAAGCACCAGCAAGTCCGGCACCTTGAGCAGCACGAAGTCCCATGTTTTTAACAACAGAGCTTCCGGTCTTTGCAAATGTACTGCCGGGAATGGCAGACAATCCGACGCTAGCAGCTAGTTCTCCGTATGAGAAGTCGGGGCGTTCGCCGCGCTGAATCTGTCCGCGTTGCACAATGACATTGCCAGCAGTTCCACCAATGATGCCGCCAACCAACGCTCCAATGGGGATAGACGCGCCAAAGGTAGCGGGAGCTAAAGCTGCGCCAATGGCAGTACCAGCAATAGCACCGCCAGCCTCAATGCCCACATCTGCGGCAACCCGTGCCAAGCCTGACATTTCTTCGTCGGCTTGCTCGGCAGGCTGAGCTACTTGCTGAGAAACTGGAGAAACTTGTGAGAAGATTTCATTCATCTCCTCCTGTGTAGGCTCTCTATCTGCCGTTATTTCAATCGTTCGCCCAGTTCTATTGTCCCTAATTTCATAGGTTGGCATAGCTATTAACCCTTGGACGGCTTAATCGTAGCGGAATATTGAAGGCCAGATGATGTTCTGCCAGATGCTTGATTAGCGGCAGATGGTGTAATTGGAACAACAAGGCCAGCATTCTGCTGCCGTCTGCTAGCTGGACGAAGCGAATTGATGTACTCTTCAAAGTTCATTACGGTTCCAGTAAGAGTATTGGTCTGAGGGCGCGTAATGTAAGCCCTGCGAGCGCGCGCAACAACTTCGGGGTCAAAACTCTCAAGGGAATCTCCCTGAGAGAGCGCATCAACTAGCAAAGCAAATTCCTGAGTATCGTCATACTTAAGCTGCGAAACGCTAGGCGCGTTACTCTTAACCATTTCAAATGGAGCTCCGCCAACACTCACAAAAGTAAGGTTACCAGACTTAATGACGCGAACCTGATCCTGCGTCATCTTTTCGACATCAGCAATTACCTTGGGAGTAATCTGGCCCCCGCCCTTTTCATAAGCCAATAGAATCTTCTGGGCCTTTTCTGCTCCGGTTAGTGGGCGGTTAACCTTCTCTTCATAGCTGCGAAGCTCCGTCTTGTACTCTGGCTCAATAACAGAACGAACATTTCCTTCGCTTCGACCAGTAGCTTTAGCAATAGCACCGGAAATTTCATCAATGGGTTCAGCACCACTAGGCAGCTTACCAGCAGGAACTTCAAGCGGAGCACCAGCAAGTTTGCCTGCCTCAGCACTAAGTTGACTGAATTTTTTCTTGTCATCGACAATAGACTGATAATCAGCCTTAGCTTTATCATACTCCCTAAGAGTCATTTCGTACTCTGTTGAAGATAGTGGAACACGCTGTGGTGTCTTTGCGGCAAAGTCTCCACCAGCAGGACGGAGGTCTAGAGGATTAACAAACTTGCCAGTCTTAAGCGGTTGTTCCAATGCATCCATGCGACGCTTGGCTTCAAGTTCAGCAGTATTAAGTCGCTGCGTAGTTTGGTCGATCAAATCGGTGCGCAACGCATATTGACCTTTAATAGTATCTGGAAAAAGGAATGGATCAAGGTTCGCAGGAATTTTGTTAGGCACATTGCCAACGGGAGTAGCTTGACTCGGTTGAGCCATTGGCTGTTCACGCAAAAACGGAAACAGTTCAGGGCTCTGATTCATCATTGCCTCACGCTGCGTAACAACAGGACGTTCGACCGTTCGTGTATCTGAAATCGTAGTCGGAAGCCCTGAGATAGCAATACTCATTGCCTCAAGGTTTTTGCGCTCTTGCTTCTGTTGTGCCAATGCGTTCTGAGCGGACTCAAACTGAATATTACGAAGCGCGGCAATCGGAGCCTCCTTAAAGCCCTGATTGATTGTTGATAGTTCAACAATAGCTGCCTTGCGCTCGGCTGGGTCGGAACTATTAACTCGGCGATTTAGTTCGTCTATCTTGGCCTGATCTACCTTGGGAGCATTAATGTATAGATCCTTGGTAGTCTCATTTTTGGACTGTGCAATGTTTGTTTTAAGAGTGTTTATTTCTACGTTACCCAAGTTCTTCTCTAGTTTTTCCTCTTCCTTGTACTTTTGAAATCCTTGAATTGTTGAACCAGCAATTTGACCAAGGTTAGAGATGCTTTGAGCCAAAGCCGCATTGCCCTGTGCAGCAAACTGCTGGGCATTACTCATGCCTTGAAAAAGCGGTGAATAATCAATCCGGCCAAGATTTGCTTGAATGTTTGATCCGATGCGTGCCATAGATAGAAAAATAGTCTAAAACGCCATTAGGACGCCGTAGACCGGGTTAAAGCCATTCCCCCTATCTTACACTAAGATTTGGCTTTGCCTAGCTTCTGGGAGCAGAGAACATCGCTCTCTTGGCAGATAAGAAGCTCTTCTCCAACCGCTATATCCCTAGTGGCTACAATAACGGGTTCGCCATTAAGAATGGCCTCAGATTCAGCCGCATTGGTTTCAGATTCGTTATCCGAAAAATTCCACCACCTAGCCAAGTCTCCGCAAATTGTTAGCGTCTTTGGTTTAAGACGGCAAACGTACCCAAAGTGGATTTGGGCTGGGGTAGCCTCGGCCAAATCAACCGATTGGTCTACTTCGGGGTTGAAGTAGTAGACAATCGTGTTCTTAGGAATTGGATCTAAAGCAAACAGCCCATTGCCATGCTTAGGGCTTTTCTTGGCCTCAACCCTTACTGTTATCATCGCCAAAGTAGTCAGCAGCTATACCTTGATACGGAATTTGGTCTGAGATGTTGCTGACTTGGCACTGTAGTTTAGGGCAGTAGACTGATTTTTCCTTACTGCGGCGATCAATGCATCTAATGCACACATTGGCATAATCGCTATTAGTCCATTTGTCGTCCCATTCCTTCCTTGTGGACTGGTTGTATCTGTCCCATTGCTGAGGAATGGAATTGGCCTCCGTGTATGCCCAAATATCGTCATCCGTCCAATGGCGAAGCGGAAAGGCAAAATCTGGAATGCCGGGAGCATTCTTCTTAATGTCAACGTGCAGCTTAACGCTGCCAGCAATCTGGTCTACATCGCTCGACTTGTGACCAACAAACATCACGTCCCAAGGGAAGGCAAAAGAACCCTTAGGTCTATTAAGTACGTCTAAGCCGCAAACCCACTTCCTGCCAGCCTCAGGCTCTAAGATGTTCTTAGGCAGATTAAGAATGGCATTGTTTGCACTTCCAACCTGATAATGGTTGGTAAACGCCATGATTTCCTTGCCTTCCCACATCGTGATTTGAGAGGGCGGATAGTCATACACTTCAAGACCCCAAGCATTGATTACCGAGTCAGCAAATTGGTACTTCTGAGGCCACCAAGGATCTCGATAGAAAACGATCTTTGGCTTAAATCCGTGTGAAACAAGAATGTGCAGCAACACCATGCTGTCTTTCCCAAAGGAACACAACATGGCCGGATTTTTGTAATTAGCCAAAACCTTGCTAATTAAAGAAACGCTATCCTTAACTAAGTAGGGAGTGTCAGACATCACTATCTACTAGTGATTCCTAATCTTACTGTCAATTAGAAAATCCAAGCGGCTGCAACCATGCCTGTAGCAGTAAGTCCAGCACCAAGCAGACTCTTGTTGCCAGCCGACCTCTGAGCGGCGGCACTAATGTTTGCTCCTTGGATGCCTGCTTGGTAGTTAGCCAGATTCGTAGCATTGGCAAGGGCCAGATTGATGCCAGCGTCAGGATTAAAGACGTTACCGCCAAGACCCTGCTGAGCCATACCAGTCAGATTCTGGCCCATAGCTACAGCGTTAGACGGGCGACCCAAGACAACAGACATCGGGTCAAACGCCGCACCGTACATACCAACAAGGTTTTGCTGGTAGCCGCGATTCGCCGCCAACTCGCCCTGACGAGCCTGACCAAGAAGGGCAAGATTAGAAACGCCCCGTTGCTGTTGATCGGCTTGGAAGCCACGGTTTTGAAGGCCGAGGTTCGCCATCATCTCCTGATTGGTAAGGCCAACCTGCGTCTGCGTAGCCTGATTGGCTAGGGCAGTACGCATCGCAGCATCCAAGTTAGCTTGTCCAGCGACGTTAGTAGCCTGAGCACCAAACTGTGAGGCTTGGTTAAGGGCATCTAGGTTTGCCATGCCCATCTGCTGCTGTGCTTGTTGGTTGGCAGCGGCCTGCTGCAAGAACGCCTGCTGATTGGCAAGGGTAGCTTGGTTGGCCGCGCTGGCCCCAAACTGAGCAGCGGCCTGCTGGGCCTCAAGATTGGCTAGGCCAAACTGGTTAGCAGCCGACTGATTGGACAAGCCGTACTGACCAAGCAAAGCCTGATTGGCTAGGTTGGCCTGCATCTGCGCTTGCTGGTTGGCTAGGGCAAACTGTGCTGCCTGCTGGGCGTTAAACTGTCCTGCCTGCATTCCGGCCTGCTGATTAGCTAGGGCAAAGCGAGCGGCTTGTTCGGCGTTAGCCATAGCCGCAGCGTTCTGCGCACCCGCACCAAACTGCGCTGCCTGATTGCCAGCAGCCATGTTAGCCAAGTTGGTCTGGGAGAGAACCCCCTGATTAGCCAAAGCAAACTGCGCTGCACGGTCAGCGTTTGCCATAGCAGCAGCATTCTGAGCCGAGGCACCAAACTGACCAGCCTGATTGAAAGCAGCCTGATTAGCAGCAGCAGCCTGCATTTGAGCCTGCTGGTTCGCCATTGCGAATTGAGCCTGCTGTTGGGCGTTAGCCATAGCAGCCGCATTACCAGCACTAGCACCGAATTGCGCTGCTTGGTTCATGGCAGCTTGGTCAGCCAGAGAAAGCTGACCAGCCATTTGCTGATTGCCCATAGCAGCCTGCAAGTTGGCCGCTTGGTTAGCCTGTTGCAGACCAAGATCCTGCCCATAGACGCCCGTAGCAAAGCCACGGCTAGCAGAAAGGTCGGCAAGGTAGGCTTGGTTGAGGGCCGAGGCTTGCTGGATGTCCTGAGCTTGACGTTCACGCACGGCACCCGCACGGGACATGGCTTCAGCAGCAATAGCCTGATTGCTCATCTCTAGGCCACGCGCAGCAAAGGCTTCACGGGTGGCTTGCTGGGCATTACGAAGCTCCTCTGGGGACAGTTGACCCGTAGAGGTAGCCATCTGCGCTGCACGCTGCCGGAAGGTTTCAGAGGCAGAGGTGGGCGCGGCGGTAAGAGCCTGTCCGTACAGCGACTGACCCAAAGCACCCTGAGCCACCTGTTGAGCAGCAACGTCAGCAACGCTACGAGCCTGAGCAGCTTGATAGCCCTGAGCGGCAACCGTGGGCGCAGCACCCAAAAGGGACGCCTGCATCTGCGCAGCCGTATACCCCTGCTGTTGAACAGTCGGAGCGGCACCAAGCGTAGCAGCAGCCGCACGTTCAGCACCAAAACCTTGCTGTTGCACCAAAGGAACAGCACCAGCCGATACTGCCTGCATCGTCGGAGCAGCACCAGCCAAAGCAGCCTGAGCTTGCGGAGCAGCCCCAGCCATAGTGGCCTGACCCTGCGCTGCTTGAAATCCGCCAAGCGTTACAGGCTGAGCAGCCTGCTGAAGATTGGCCTGACCTTGAGCAGCCGTATAACCCTGAGCCTGCATGGTGGGGGCAGCACCAATAAGAGCAGCTTGCGCTGGCGTGATGTTTACATCACCAAAAATGCGTGTATTGCTAAGAGCCGTCTCAAGGTCTTTAAAGGAATCCCTCTCTCCACCCATCGCCCGTGCAGCCTCAAGCTGGGCAAACATCTGGGGGTTGGCCTGCATGAGCGCAGACAGATAACCGCCACTCTGGCTCTGGAGGGCGCGGATGTCTGCATCACGCTTAAGCCGATCAGCCGTTTCCTGCGTAGCACTAAGCTGGGGAGTAATTTGGTTGATGATGTCAACCATTCCAGCCTGACCGGGGGTTCCACGCAGCGTCTGTTCAATCTCTTGAAGCGTTAGACCAGTAAACTGGGGACGATACTGCTGCTCCGCACCGAGCAACTTGCTCATGAAAGCAGGGTCAGACATGGCCGTGATGTAGGCCATCGACGCCTGTGCCGGATCTACTTGAAACGGATTGGCCGAGGTAGCTGGAGCACCCCTGTTGATGTTTTCAATCGGAATATCAAAGAGTTCGGCCATTGTTAAAAGTAGTTAGCAGTAGTTTGATTATAGCATCCTATCTCAGCTTGCCTCGGTAACAGAGCGGAATGCTTGATAGGCTTCTAGCTTCACCATACGGAGCTTAGGACGGCCCTTGGTGGGGACAAACTTAAGCTGCATTCCATAAGCGCGGATGTTGCCAATGCGGCCACGGACAGAGCTATCCTCGCCAATAGGCAGGTCTTCCTCAAGGCTTTCAGCCAATGAGTACATCGGGGCTTCTTTGTCGATGTTCTCAGAAATCATGGTGATGTCGCCATCGCTTGGCTCGTACTCAGAGCTTTCAACGTGAACCTCGTAGGAATTGAAGCTCTTGCGGCCAACGTCGTCAAAGACATACTGGCGGGTAACTACCTCTGACTCAATCGGGTACGGGATAGAGTCGCCGCCGGGAACCGTGTAGATGTAGTCGAATCCATCCACACGCTCATCAATGGTATGCACGCCACCAAAGCGGTTAACGGCATAGAGCTTGTTGATGCCGCCAGCCCCAGACACGATGAAGTTGCTGATGTCCCAGCCCTCTTGGTCGATAAGGTCCAAACTCTCCCAGCCCTGATTCAACAGGTTGTAGACGAGGATGGCATTGTTGCGCGGACTGTTATCTAGTGGTACTGCAATCCAATAACGATTGTCGTGATAGACCGCCACAGCGTTGTGGGCGTAGTCTGGATTGATCCGCTTGATGAGCGGGTTAATCGGGTCAGACAGGGGTAGCCCCGCGCCACGAAGGTTGTACAAGTCTTGGAAGGACGTGGAGTAGACGCCGTTGTCGGACAGGAAAAAGATGCGGTCGCCAATCGTAACCACACTCTTCTGCGCCACCAACCCAGCCTCGCGGGTGATTTCCTTCAAAGAAATATCCGCAATAGATCCGCTTAGCCCAAGCATTAGATGGATCGAATTGCGGTTGAAGATAACAGCGTTATCCTCAGTAAATGGGTGAACATACTGGAGATAGTCCGCAATGCCAGCCGTAACCTTTAGCTGGTTCTGGATGCGGTCATAGGTGTCAGAGTCGAATACGTCCGATAGGAGGATTTCATCCCTGACGTTCCGGTCCGTAATTGTTTCGCTGCCGCTGCTGCCCGTGGTGTCGTAGTAATAGGGGACGATCAAACGCCGCTGATGATAGACGCCCCACGCCGGGGCGGGCATATGCGTGAAGCCAAGCTGGGACGGCTGCTTCTTGGCGTACACCACCTTATGCGAAGTTAGATCGGGAACTTCAGCGTAGAAAGTAAAGGTATTGGCGTTTGCTACCGTAGCAATAACATACCCCTCCTCTTGCTCAACAAGGGTGGAGCTTCCTTTATCAACAACATAAACCCTGTCGCCAACCGAAAAACCGTGAGCCGTTTCGCTAACCGTTACAATACCGTCTGCAATTACGGTGTTGTTGCTTGAATCCAAATAGGTGGTTGCAGCGTAGTCTCCATTAGCCACCTTCGTGAAGGCAGGCGTGCCGCTAAAGCTGCCATTCCATTGCAGAGCCGTAGCCCCGTCGCGGAATATCAAAACCTTGTTGAAGGTTTGCAGCATATTCACGGGTTGTGAAATGAAGATGCCAGAAGGGTAGGCAATCGTCGTCGTTGCCTTGGTCGCCATGTTGATAGCGATGGCGTTCGAGAACAGAGCGAGGATGATGTACTCGTCGTTATTCGATGCGGGATTTGAGAACAGGCATGAGCCGAAAGCTCCGTTGATGCTGCTGGTTCCGAGGATAGCTCCACCAGCCTTAGAGCTAGCAGTAACTGAGTAGGTCTCGCTTCCGGTGGCACCAGCAATCGTGTAGGTAAACGTATCAAGACCAGTAACGGTGATGGTTTTGTTGCCGTTGGGATCCACCGTGCCGGGGCCAACAGCTACAATAGCAACAGCGTAGGACGACGAGAAACCGTGATTGGTTGACGTAGTGATGGTTACCGTCGTGCCGCTGCGGGTGGCCGAGCTAATAACCACTTGCGGCCACAGATAGAACGGCAGAGCAAGCGTCTCGTCCTTCGTTCCAATAACAGGGCCAAACGTATCTACGCCGGGACGCACCTGCCACGTCCCATCCACGTTCATCCGTCCATTGACGGACATAGCAAGCTCCCCGGCCTTTAACTGGTCAGGACGGAGGCGGTTGTTAAATCGGGAAAAGCCAATATCTGCCGTCTCGGCAATAGGCGTATCCCGGCCACTAAAGCTGCTGTAACGTGCCATAGATGAATCCCTAACCAGCGGTTAAGGTTCAACTATGATACCTTACGCCGCTTGAAATCTACGCCCTTAATTGTACCTTTGTTTCGGGAAGCATAGAACACCTGTTCGCCTCGCTTAGCCCCATATTCCTCGGTCATGGCGGCTTTAATCTTCTTACCCTTCTTTGTGAGTGGCATGGTTATCGGTAGTTAGAGGTTTTCTTAGCAATCTTCTTGGGCTGCTTAACAAACTGCTTCCCGGCCTTCATGCCCTTACGCTTGGCCCTATTGGTGGCGGCGCGTTCAGCAGGGCTAAGAGCCTCCCAAGCAGCCTTGGGTAGATAGCGTTCGCCAGTCTTGAGGCTAGGTTTGCCGGATAGGGTGCGCCATTCCTGACGGGTCCAATTGGCTAAGCTGCGCTGTTGTGGCTTCATTTGGCCGTCTTGTACCCGCCACCCTTCTTCTTGTACTTGAGGGCTAGAAGCTGTGCCTTTCTCGCGGACCATTGGCCCGGCTTGCCGCCCTTGCCACCAGACTTAATAGACTCAAAGAGACGCTTCCTCATGCCGGGCTTTGTGTAAACCCCGGCTGAGTTAACTGTTGAGCGGCGTTTCACTTGCAGGGCTTACGCTTGCCCATTTCACACTTACGTTTTCCACATTTCATTTTATTGTCCTCCTTGTATTCCATCATGTCCTCCGCAGCTTCGATGGCCTCGTCGGCCTCCTTCATGCGGCGGTAAAGCATACGCTCTTGGTTCTTATAACGACGTTCGTTGCGGTCTTTCATGGTTAGCAGTCCCAAGCTCGGCGGGACCAATAGTTGGCAGACAGTTTATTGGTCTTTCCCTTAATGCCGCCAGAACGAGCACAGTAGCTCTTCTTACGGGCAGGCTGGTTTTTCTTGATGGTCATGTTGGCATCGCCAAAGCGGACAATGCGCTCCTGCCCATTCTGGCAGGCTTTTACCACAAACTTCTTCCCGCCCTGCACATCACGGCGCGGGACGTTGCACTTCATGGCCTTCTTATTCATCGCCTTTTAAAAGCTTAATCAACTTTGTAACTGTGTATGCAATAGAAACTAGGACCAGAATAAAGGCGGCGATTTCATTCACTTGAGTAAGTGTAATCGTTCCCAAGGAGCCTCCTACGGTTACAGCTACCACTTTAACGATGTCGTTATCGGCAATCATTTGCGGATCAGGCTGGTCATCCGGCTACCAAACCACCAAGCCACGGCGGTTCCGGCCAACATCATAAAGCTCTGGATAGCTTCGACCTTCAGGTATTGGTCTTCGATCAGGAAAAAGCTGATGAATGAGCCAAGTACCAAACCAATAGTCAGGAAGGGACGGGTGACGGCGCGGACGTTAGCTGCCCACGGAGACACCTTCTCGGTCATGTCGGCAGCAGATGCGGACTGTGATGCCGCAAATGCGTTCCATGCCGCAAGTGCTTCAGCACTAGCAGCTTGCTTATCAAGCATATCTAGGGCGAACTTGTTATCCTGCCGCTTTTCCCAGATGCGGATAACGCTCGTTGCCACCGAGCCAAAGAGACCAAACAGACCTCCCGTTCCGGCGTTGAAGAGGAGTTCGCTAATTACGCTCATGTTAGGTAACGTAATTTACTTGGGCCACACCACGCCAACGGCTACCGCTATCGTCCGTGATGAACACGAAAACATGGGTCTTGCCCGTGCTAAGGGATGGCGCGGTGTCATTGGGAAACTTAACCGCAGCAGGCCAAGTGATCGTTCCGGACGTATTCTCGATCTCCACAATCATCCCATAGGCACCGCTGGGTACGTTGCTGAACGTAAAAGTGGAGTTGCCACTAATGGTCTTCGTGAAGTAGTTACCCTGCGAACAATCAATATCTAGCAGGGATACCGCCGTAACCGACCCCTTGTACTGCCCAGTAGTCTCAAGACTCGTAAACTTGCCGGAATTGGCCGTAGAAGAGCCAATAGGCAGGGGGCTGGCAAACACTTGAGCCGCCGTAGTCTTTCGCAGGGCCGTATCGGCTGAGCTATGGACTAGGAGGGTGTCGGCAGAAGCAAGGACGGTCTTGGCCGTCTGGTCCGTAATGGCTCCCGGCAAAAGCACCGCATCATCAACGTGGTTGTTGAGATTGGTCGAAGTAACTAGGTTCGACGGCGAGGTCGTCCCGTAGGTGGTGCCTTTTTGAATTTGAGCCATGACTTAGTATATCAAGGCTTTGTGGGCCAAACTACATTATGCGGAAACCCTGCCTGAGAGGGAACATCGCGGAGAGCCTGACGGTAGGCCGTCCATTGAATCTTGGCGGTGTTGTCCAACGGCGTGTCGTTAAGCTGGGTCCAATCACACTCGGCCAACTTGGTATTGCGCTCGCGGCGCACTTGATCCGCCTTTTGCCTATCAATCTCGGCCTGCTCTTCGGGGGTATACGAACGCCAGAGCTTAGTCTCTACCACCTCGCTTGGAAGGATGGCAAATACCGAGCCGACAAACTTCTCTTGAACATCACCTTCCTCTAAGCGGACGGGGAGCCAACCAAGCTCACGCAGGCTGTCATTGTCCAGCATATCGAGGCCAGAGATGTTTCGCCACGACTTAGGAAGTGCGCGGGGGCCATCGGTAATGACGCCGTTCTCAACAAGACAGTAGTTCATGGGAATAGTTTAGGCTCTTAATCTGTTCAAAAGGGTGGGTCCAGTCGCCGTACTTCTGCTGGCGAAACAACCGCATAGAGTTGTAATAGGGCGTCTGGTCGCCGGGTTCGGCATACAGATAATACCCCATAATTGGAATGACAACCCAAGTGGGGATACCCATTGCTGCGGACAGGTGGCTTACGGACGTGCAGCTACTGATTACGAGGTCGCAGGAGCTTACCGCCTTGTGCGTGTCGTGCCACGTCTGAAGGGGTACGTCCTGCACCCAGCTAGGCTTGTGCTCTAGGTCGGCATCCCGCTGGAGGGAGATAAACTCCACGTCGTCTCGCTTGACGGCATCAAAGAACAATTGGGCCGGGAACAGCTTGTGGTGCTGGGCCTCAAACTGCTTGTTGCCCGACCAACGAAGCCCTACCCGTAGCTTCTTACCGGGAACATTGAAGTCGGTGTTGATGTATGCATCTCCTCGGATGGATCTGCGGTTTAGCCCAAGGTAGACAGGACCGGACATCCCAGCCATCCAGTAGTCGTGATAGACCCCGTACTCTGCCCCATGCTGCACTACGGCATCGGCTAGATCCGTAGACGCAATAAACGAAACAAGCTCCCCAGAGCAGCTAACAATCGGACTGAAGCCGTTGGAGCGGAGTTCGCGGGTGTAGCGCACCTGATGCAGTTGATCGCCCAAGCCGCCCTCTAGGTGAAGCAGGATAGTTTTGCCGCTGCGCCCATCCCACTCAGCCTGCGGGGTATTAGGCTGGCTGTTGCCAAAGACGCCTACCTTGCGCCCACGGTGGAGGAGCTTGTAGCCCTCTTGGATGTTGCCGTCTCGCAGTTCGTACCAACCTCGGTTGTAGGCTGCGCGGTGGTCATTGGGGCGTTCCACCTTGAGCTTATCGGCAATGCGCTTACCATCGTCGAATTTGCCCATTGTTGACGCTGCAAGCTGTACGTCGAGGTCGTCTAGTGGTGCAATGGTGCGCGGCTTAGGAAGCCAAAACTCAGGCTGACAGAACTGACTGTAGTGGTAGCCGAGAACATCCTTGGCTGACTCATTGTGCTGCCGAGCCAGCTTAGGCTTAATGTCGTGCAAGCCAGCTACGCCATGAATGCCCTCGTCATCCTCCTTGACAGTAGAGCCGTCAATGCGCTCTAGATCGTACTCAAACGGATCAAGACCAAGGAAGTCATGGATGCGGTTAAGCTGGGTGCGCGGATTGGCGAGGAGGTCTTCGTACTCTACAAACAGAAAGCACTCTGGCCGAAATGAGTAACCATCGTGCAGCGATTGATACGCTGCCTTCAGATGCTTCACTAAGCCGTCGTTGTTAACAAACTCATCCAAATTGGTTGGCTTGGCTACACGGACAAATGAAGCCATGCAGTCTGGAATGCTGCGAACGGTTGCTACGATGCGAGGAGGTTGTCCAAGCACTTGTTCCATTGCCGACAGAACCTCTGGCATCGGCCACCCACGTCCCTTGTCAATCACTACTGGCTTATCCGTATCAAAGAACGAATCAATGACTGAGCGCATTGCCAAGACTAGCTTGGCGCGGCTCGGATCGTTTTTCCCAAGAAGCTCATGCTTATGCCAGCCAACGGCTAATGACTCAAGCGCAAGGCCAAGCCCAGAGGTCGTCGTGACATGAGCTTGCGGATTCTGATTAAGAATCGCAGCTAACACCGTTGAGCCAGAGCGTGGAAGGCCAGAAAGGAAGTGAAGTTTCCTAGACAAGTTGTTGCTCACTTAGCCTTTCTTGCAGCTAACAACGTAAGGTAAAGGCTTTTATCTTATGACTTTAAACCCCAAGATGAACCCGGTGTCCCAGCAGCAACAAAACTCCATGTTGCTAGTGCGCCAACTTGAACTGGAGAAGAACGATTAGATGCAACGCCAGATCCAAGCGCACCACCTGTTCCTAGGCCCCAAGACCACAACGTATTGTCTGTTTTTACTGCAAGTACATGATTTGGGCCGCAAGCAATGTTTGAAGACCAGTTCGTCAGTAATCCAATTTGTTTTGGAGAAGAATAGTTTGTGGTATTTCCTAGTCCAAGCTGACCATACCCATTGTATCCCCAAGCGTAAAGTCTTCCAGAGTTTCCTACTGCTAATGAATAACCATCTCCTCCAGCAAAACAATGAGTCCAGTATGTTTGAGTTCCAACTTGGACAGGAGATGATCTATTTGTTGTGTCGCCAAGACCAAGTCGTCCATCACTGTTTTTTCCCCAAGCCCAAAGCGTTCCATCTGTTTTAATTGCAACAGTATGCGCCTCGCTGCAATCTATTTTAGACCAATTAGTTAGAGAACCAATTTGTTTTGGAGAAGAGTAGCTTGTAGTGTTTCCTAGCCCAAGCTGACCAATACCGTTAGCACCCCAAGAATAAATTGCTCCTGCCGTTGTAATTGCAAATGCACCTGCACTCGACGCAGCAATGTTTGCCCAATTCGTATTCGACCCAATTTGTACAGGAGATGAGCGATACGTTGTATTGCCTTGCCCAAGTTGCCCAGATGCGTTTTGACCCCAAGCCCAAAGGGTTCCGTCTGTTTTTAAAGCCAATGTCCAGTTGCTTTCACTAGCAACAACCTTGGCCCAGTTTGTAAGTGCTCCTACTTGTACTGGCGAAGAATAATAGGTTTGATTAGAAGTTCCAAGCTCCCCTTGGCTATTTCTTCCCCAAGCCCAAAGAGTTCCATCGTTTTTTACAGCTAAAGCAAAATACAGCCCTCCAGTAACACTTGACCAGTTAGTCAATGAACCAACTTGCGCAGGAGATGAACTAGAAGTAGTTGTACCATTTCCAAGTTGTCCAAATTGGTTGTTACCCCAAGACCAAAGCTGGTAACCGGGAACACCACCAGCCCCAGCCGCACCCATCGCAAGTTTGATAACGTACGGGTCCATGATTAGTTAACGTAGTCTACGAGGGAAGCACCGCGCCAGCGCGTGCCACCATCGTCAGTTACAAAGATAAAAATGTGAGTTTTGCCCGTGGTTAGGGTGGGAGCCGTGTCCTTGGGCCACTTTACAGCGGCAGGCCAAGTGATGGTGCCGGAAGTATGAGTGAGTTCAAGCGCAAACGCAAATGAACGGCTTGCTGGAACGCTATCAAACGTAAACGTACTGGCCCCGTTGATGGTCTTGGTAAAGTAGTTGCCAGCGGAACAGTCGATACTCAGGGCCGCGACAGCTACAATATTCTGACCATAGTTGCCAGATAGGTCAAACTTGGTGGCCGGGGAGGTTTGTCCAAGTCCCAAACGGCCATTAGACTCAATACGGAAGACTTCTACGCCACCTTCCGTAAAAGCCATGTTGTCAGCCGCCGGGAAAAAGATGCCCGTGTTGGTGTCGCCAGTTGTAGTGATGGCTGGGGCCGAAACGGTGCCAGCAGAGACGGTGGTAACACCCGTAGCCTCAAGCGTCGTGAACTTACCAGCCGCAGCCGTGGTTGCTCCGACGGTGCCATTGATGTTGATAGAGGCCGTTCCCGTAAGATTAGTAACCGTTCCCGAGCTAGGCGTACCCAAGGCACCACCATCGACCACAAACGCGCCAGCGGTGCCTGTATTGACCCCTAGAGCCGTTACAACGCCAGTACCCGTAGTGATGGTGGATGGCGCGGCTCCAGCACCGCCGCCAACAACAATGGCATTAGACGCCAATGCGCTGGACGAGGCCAAGGTTCCGCTTGCCGTAAAGGCCAAAACACCGCCAGACGTGCCAGAGGTTAGGCCCGTGCCGCCATTAGCTACAGCCAACGTACCAGCGAGGGTAATCGTACCGCTTCCGGTGACAGGACCGCCCGAGGTGGTTAGGCCCGTAGTCCCACCAGATACGTCAACACTTGTAACGGTGCCCGTGTATTGATCGGCAGACGAAATTGTAAAATTGGGGTAGGTTCCCGAGATGGTGGTGGTACCGCCCTGCGTTAGAACCACCGTCTGATCCGGCGCAGAGTTGGTAATCGTGAAGTTGGGATAAGTCCCAGAAGTCGAGATGCCCGTTCCAGCCGTAAGCACCACCGTCTGGTCAGGTGCAGAATTGGTTACCGTAATGCTACCGCTAGACGTAATCGGGCCACCCGAAACGTTGATTCCCGTACCAGCCGTAAGATCGACACTCGTTACGGTGCCAGCACCGTTCGTAGTCCACTCGACATCCGTTGCCCCAGAGTTAAGGCTAAGCACCTTATTTGCATTACCCGTATAAGAGGGCAGCAAATTAACTCGCGCATTGGCGGCAGTAGTAGCTCCGGTGCCACCTTGACTGACGGCTACGGTGCCACTAATTGCCGTGGACACGGGAGTGTCCAACAACAGCGTCTTGAAGATGTCCATTATTAGAGGTAGTTGAGTTCCTGCGCCTCAATTACAGCATCAGTAGAAGCTTCGCGGATTGCGCGGGCTTTAAGGGCCATAGTGCGCGTCCAATAGGCCGAGCTATTGGCTGGCATACGGAAGCCCTTGGTGGCCGTAGGATCGGTGGTTCCATCGAAGGTAACACGAATATCCGCTCCCGTCACCTGTACCAGAAGATGTTCCGTATCGGTAGCCAGCGTCCAATCAAGGAAAGCTACAGCCGATGAGCTAACTGTGCGCTGCTTGTGCGTCGTGCCATTCTGCGGAATAGCTTGCGACGGGGTATTGACGATGCGTGCGTTAGGCATGGCTTAGACGGAGAAGGGGGTTGCCTGTACGGCGGCGTCACTCGCGCCTGCGCGGATGAACTTAGCCAATCGCGCCGTCTCCTTGTTCCAAAGGAAGGGCTGCACACCAGCCTTGAACAGATGGCCGTTCGTAGACGACGGATTGCTACCGTCAAACGTCACCATCACGTCGTTCGTCTGCACATCGACCAGAATGTACTTGGTCTTGGAAGAGGTCCAATTCGCATCAAGCGAAACGACTGCGGTGCTAACCGTCAGACGCTGATCGGCTTCGCCAGTCGGCTGGGGGTAGAGATTGACTACGAGTGAGTTATTCATGTTTAGCGGAACTGGCGTGAGGTGTAGGTAGAGATGCGGCGGAACAGGTTGTTCATATTACGCTGCTGGCTGGCCTTGGTAAGTTCGGTGTCGAGGTACATCTGCGCAACAGCCTCTTCAGCCATTGCCTTGTCCACTTGACCGTCCATACGAAGGAAATCTGCATAGGTGGCGTGCCCGACGTAATAAAACCACTCTTGAGGAATGGTAGCAGATGCCGTCGTATAAGGACCATCCCAAATAGCTTTATAAGTAACAAAGAAGCCATCAAGCTCAGGATAGTTGCCAACGATGTTGGCTCCGTTGCTATCAACAAAGAAGTCGTATTCCCATCCGCCAACACCCTGCACGGGGTTGCGGTCATGCAGGCGCATAAAGATTTCTACGTCAGGCATCGTAACGGGGGTAAGTAGTCCCGTGCCTGTGTAGGTTTCGGTGCCTGTACCAGAGGCTAGTTCGTAGGTTACGGTCTGACCATCAACAGAAGTGATTGAGTATGTGCCGTTTGGATTAGTGCTACCACTTAGCCCAGACACTGTGACATTTTGTCCCACTACAACATCGAAGTCCACACCGCCCGTAACGAAGGTAACGGTGGTCCCGCTGCGGGTAGCAGAGGAAGCCATGCGGGTGCCGTTAGCAGAATCGTAGCTGTACGGCACAATGCCATTAGGGGCCGGGCGAGCATCCAGCCGCATATAGCGCGGCCAGACATCGCATGAGTCGTAGGCTTGCCGCAGTCGCCTGTTAGCCATCGCCAGAATCTTCGTGGATTCTGTAGGCGCAAATTCATCAACTCCCGCAAGGGACTCGATAAGGTCGAACAGGTCGGTGTAGGTGCGGTTGGTCATTACGCTTTATTGGGCGAAAGCTCTGGCATCTTCTTGTTGAAATAGGACATGAACTCGCGGCTATGCACCGTCTCATGGCCGTACTTCTTCACCAGCCGGAAGTACTCGCGGGCAGGCATAACGCCCACACACTTACCCAAACCGGGAATGGCCTTGTGGCCCTTCATTAGAGAAGCCTGCGCCTTAGCTACATTAACACGCTCCGCCTCCGTAGCCTTCTCAAAATCTAGGCTGCGGATGATTTCTTTACGAAGCTCGTTGTCGATTTCTTCCCGTGTAATTTCGGGTGAAGCTACTTTGATATGCATAAAAAAGCCACCCCCAGTTAAGAGGGTGGCTTATTCTAACACAAGAAGTGTTTACGAGGTGGGGACTTCCATCTGACGCCAAGCCAGCACCCAGCTACCAGCCGTGAGGCTAGACACCGTGCCATTGAACTCAACCAACAGGTCAACCGCCGACGCCGTGTTATTGGCGTAGCCGTTCACAACATTGGAGGTCGTGGCCGCGCCCGAGTCGGTGCCAACGAAGGCATCGCCCGTGTTCCAGATGACCTGCGTCATCGCGTCAACGTCGCCAGCATCAATGAACTCGTCCGGATCAGCAGCCGTGACACCGAAGTCGATGGTCAGGTTGGACGCGCCAGCCGGATCAACAATCTGATAGAGAACAGCCGTATCAATGATACCGCCGGGACCGAGCTTGCCAGCCTTGAACTGGTTCGCCGCACCGATGGTGCTAAGGAACCCCGTGCGCTGGAGATCGACGTAATCGAACGCAACCTTGTGCGTGAAGCCCGCCGCTGCTTCGTTAATCGTAAGTTTAGCCATGTGAGTAGACTCCTAGTTAGTGTTTAGCTGAGCGTGGTGATCTTACCATGCGCACCCGGATGCTTGACCAACAGGGTGAGGGCGCAATCAACATAGCCGCGCTCGCCACCGCCGAGATTCGGCAAGCGGGTTGATCCGAGCGGAATAAGTTCCGCAACACCGTAGAACTCAGGATTGACGAGGTAACCCGTGTCCTTGTTCGTGGTATCCGGCGCGCAGTCCGGGTTCATGTTAACGATGGACACGATGCCATGGTCGGACTCATAGAGTTCAACCGACAGCTTGATCGTGGCCTCGCCACCCTCGTAAGCCACGCGGCGAACGGAGTAGTCCGAGCTACCCGAGGTACGGGCGAAGTCGCTGATGACGCGGCGGAGGGCCGTGTCAGCAACCAGCGTCAGACCATTCGACGTACCCGTAACGCGGTAGATCGAGGTGATGAGGTTGTTGAACACCGTCTCGTTGAACGTGCCGGAGCCATGGATGGAGCCAGCCGGGGTACGGTAGGTGGACGGAACATCCGACGGACCAGCCGAGTCAATCCAGTCGCCGAGGCCGCGCAGGCCGTAGGGCGTGCCAGCACCATCTTCAACCGTGCGGTCGTTGTTGGAGCACAGGGTGGCCTCGATGTCGCGCTTGATCTCGCGGACAGCCTTGGCCTCCGCCTGAGCGATCTTGGCAGGACCAACGCTATCAACAGCGTTCTGGAGGTCGCTCACCATGAAGTCGCGGCGGAACTTCTGGATGTAGTTACCCAGACGAGCGCGGTTAGCGAACTTGTCCGTGAACACGGTGACATCGCTACCCTCGGCAACGCCCGTGGTCACGGGAGATGAGAGGCTGTCAACGGTCCACTCCACGAAGGTAGCGGACGCCTTGGACTTAGCAGCGGAAGAGAGAACCGGAGTCTCCTCGGGGGCGAGGATCGTCAGGACATCGAGAAGGTCTTCGCGATTGGAAACCGCGGAACCCGGATTGGTCGTATCGTAAGTATTTGCAAAAGCCATTGTAGTAGTAGGTTATTTACGTTTAGAGAGTTGTGCTGCACGAAGGGCGATGAAGTCGCTAACGCTACCTGTGTCCGCCAACCGCTTAGACACTTCCTTTACGTTGCGCTCACCCGAAGAAGGCGTCCGATCACCCGCAGCCGCTGTAGCGGAAGGGGAGCCGGGAGGCGTCAACTTGGGAGAGGGCTTGTTGTCCATCGGAATTGTTTTTCGCGCAAACATCGAATTGGCAGCATGGGCCAAGATGTAGGGCAACTGAGGAGCAACATCCGGCAATGCTTCTTCCATGCCCTTGAGGCGCGGATCATTAAGCATCGCAAAGAACTGGCGTTTCATGTCATTGTCTTCTTGGGTGGAAAGCCACTCAAGCTCTTTGACCGCCTGCATCTCAAAAGCAGAACGGAGACCCTTGCGCTGCATACCAGCTTCAATCTCCTTTTTCTGCGCTGGGAGAAACTTGTCGCGAGCCTTTCGAGCGTTGCGAAGCGTCTCCTTTACCTGAGCCTTAGTCAGTTCGCGCCCATCCACCGTTGCGGCAATATCTTCAAAGCCGAGGTGTTCAGCGCGATCCAGAATATCTTCTGCCCACTCAACAACATCAGCTACCTCTTGGACTTTCTTCCCAAGATCCTCAATAGAGGAGATGCTGGCGTAGGGATTATTCTCGACCTTCGGCTCAAGGGGCTTGTTGTTCTGCTGTTGGGCCATGTAGGCTTCCAACTGCGCTG